ATGAGTGAACCGCTAATCTCGACTGTTTTTTGCTAAGTTCTTGATATTTCAAGAGATAGTGGGAAGTTATTGAAATTAGAGGGTTTTTGGGGTATGAAAAACGCTTCGTTCGACACGTTTAATGTGCTAAAATGGGGCGAAAGTTTATAAATAGTTTATAGTTTTTAGTGGCATGGCAACATTTAAAGTAGTAGTACAGCATCAACGTTCAGATGGACTTTATGTAGTCTATATCCGTTTAACGCATAAACGTAGAGTTATCAACATCAAGACTGACAAGATGGTGAACAGTAAAGGTGTGGTTGCTGGTAAGCATGACGTAAAAGATCCATTTGTTCTAAACTCCTGCATGGTGACAATAACTAAGTGGGTAGATTTACTTAATAGATATGATATAGCTAATTTGACGGTAGAGCAGGTTAGAGATCTTCTTTTAACCTCAGGTGATGATCTTTGCTTTTCTGATTTTGCAAGAGAGTATATAGATAAAATATCTAATACACATCAACCAAGAACTATAGAATTAAACAAAGCATCTCTTGTTGCTCTAGAGAAGTTTGCCGGAACAAACAGAATATTGTTTTCGCAGATGACTACGAGTTTCGTACAGTCGTGGATAGATTCACTGTCTCATTTCAAACGAGTGAAAGAGACTTATCCTGTGACTATAAAGACCATATTTAAGGCTGGTCTTCTTAAATATAATGATTATGATAATGACATCATACGTATTAAGGTGAATCCATGGGTAAAGGTGAAGATCCCTAAGCATGATGCTCCGGAAAAGAAAGCTATTACGATGGAGGAATGCAGGAAGTTTTTTGCTCTCAATGTGACTCAGAAGTCTAGAAAGATGGCGCAGGACATTTGTAAGATGACGCTTTGCTTAGCTGGTATTAATGGTGTTGATTTATATAGAATGAAGAAATCGGCCTATTACGATGGTATCTTACATTATGAACGTGCTAAGACTAGAACAAGAAGAGAAGATAAGGCGTATATTGAAATCAGAGTTCCTGATATGTTGATTCCTACGTTTGAGAAATATCTTAGTGATGAAAAGGATGAATATCTTTTCAAGTTTCACAAGATGTTTCATGATGATAGAAATTTTGTTGCAAGCCAGAGTCACGAGATTCGTTTGATCTGTCTTACTTATCTTGGAATGAATAAAAATGATAAAACTTATTCTACTTACACTTTTAGACATACTTGGGCTACTATTGCTCAAAATGATCTTGGTGTGAGCTACGATGATGTGGCTTTTGGATTGAACCATGTAAATAGGCATAAAGTTACTATGGGGTATGTTAAGCCTGATTTTTCCAGAATATGGGAGATAAATGAGAAAATTGTAGAAAAAGTATTTTTTACAAACGACAAGAGTAAACGCTTGATAGAGCATCATGCTCCGGTGTTTGAGAAGGTGGAGGAGACGTTTGAACTTTCTGCTGATGCTTACTTCATGGGTGAGGTGGTTGGTCATGTGGATGGCAAGGGCTACCGGAATACGGATGAGGTTATCCAGCAACTGATGGATAATATCAATGATACTGTGCCTAAGAACTGTACTATACAGATTAAGGTGAAGAACGTGACCAAGAACCAGACTAAGTACTTTGAACGAATGCGTGACATAAAATAGGGCGTTTTTGGTTAAAACTGATTAAATTATGACTAATAAGGGTTAAAATCTAACGATTTTGCCCATTTTCCTGACAGAGGGCAGTCTTCTCTAAAGTAGTGAAAATTTTAGAGAGGGCTGCCCGATTTGCGTTTTAGCCATTATTAACAATTTTGAGATTCTTGATGTTGATGGTGGTTTCCTGTTTTTCAAAGTCTTCTTCGAGTTTGTTGAAGACTTCCTCAACAGAGAGGTTTCTGGTTTCATCACTATTGAATGAAACCGACTGCAATTTTGGAGCTGCATAGGGCAGGAACTTGGCCACCATCGCCAAACGTCCAGCTGGCTCATCTATATCATATAGATCTTTTTCCAGGGAATAGCCCTTTTCGTTTGTGCCATTCAGGTAGCCCACAATGGCATCACGGAGGCTTTCTCGGACGCTTTTTGTAACCTTGTTGGGGGTTCCAGCCTTTCGTCCTCCAGTCTTTTTTCTTTTGACCTTTGGTTTGGATTCATTATTATCTTTCTGTACTGCCATATTTCCTTATTTTTTAATGTTACTGATAGTTTTCGATTGCAAATATAGCGAAAAAATGGATAAGTAGGTGAACGATTTGCGCAATTTATCAAAAACCTTAGCGAAAAACGCATTACTTTTACACAGTTTAAACATTAAATTCGAATTTTATGGGACTTATAGGAAAAATTGCTGGTGTAGCAACTTCTGCTTTTGGAGGTGCTTTGGCAGCTAAAGCGAGGAACAAAGGATATGATGATTATATCCAGATGTTCAATGACCGTATGCAGCAGGTGAAGGATCACCGGGACAACTTGTATTACCAGGATCCTACGCAGACAGCGGAGAATCAGGTGGCCGTGACCAATGCCCAAAAGGTGTTGGATAATGCCACGCAGACTGCTAAGAACACGAATATTGTGACTGGTGGTTCTGAGGAAGCAGTGGCTTTGAGCAAGCAGGCTGCCCAGGAACAGGTGGGTAAGATGATGCAGGAAGCTGCCGTACAAGGTGCGCAGACCAAAGATAATGTTTGGAATACGGCTGATTCCCAGGTTAACGCTATGACCAACTACATAGCTACTGCCAAAAAGGAGAAGGCACTTTCTACTGCCCAAGATATCACGAAAGCGACCAATGGTTTGGCTGGAGCTGCAAGTGAATTACCTATTTAAGAAAGGAGGATGTTATGGGATTTACATTAGATGATTTAACTCCTAAGCGTCCGGCTACTGCCGTTACTCCTGTTACTGATTTCCCTGATGATAATGTGGTGAAGCCGAAGGTTGCAGCACCAGTTCAGACAACTGATGCAGAACCGGGAAAGGGTACAGCCATAGATACGAACGGTATTACTGGGAATGGTGGCAAGGAATCTTTTGCCCAGCAGCCAACCGAGGAAGTTACCAAGGTGGAGCCTAACCAGGGAATCAAGATAGATTGGAGCAAACCTTATAGCGAGATAGAACAGAATCCAATCTTGCGCCAGATGAAGCCTTATGACATTATGAGAGATTACCAGAATAATGGTGATGGAAACTGGTCTGTCTTCATGCCATGGCTCAAGACTCTGGGTGATGGAGATAAAACCGTAGCTGCCAATGAAGCCTTGAAGAAGAAAGCGGAGAGGCAGGCCAAGATGGAGCAATGGGGCAACTTTTTGATGCACCTGGGCAACTTCTTTGGCACGACACAAGGTGCGCCATCGCAGCAGATTGAATCAGCGCAAGAACTTACAGATCGCCAGCGTAAGATTAGAGAGAGTACTGATGCTCTTCGTGAAAAGGGATATGACCAGATGATGGTGAATATCTTCAAGGAACGACAAGCCAAGCAGGCGCAGATGCAGGCTGAGGCTGAGGTTAGGGCAAATGAGGCACTGGCTGCTTATCGTGGAGCGCAGAAGAATCAGGAGGAGGCTCTTACTCCTGTTAAGGTTAAGACGGAGCAGGAAAGAGGTAATGCCGCTGCTGCTGCCGCTGCCCTAAGTACTTCGAAGAAGGAAACTGAGGATGCGTTGAGAGGCAAGAAAGGAAAATTGCTTGATGCTCAAACTAACAATGCCAATGCCGGAGCTGCTGATCACAACGCTAGTATAAGGGTGAAGGGTGCGCAGGTGGAGCATATTCATACGCAGACTGAGGGACAGAGGCAGAAGAATGCGAACCAGAAGGAGGAGGATGATTTCAACACCAGGTATGTGAACGACCCTACTTTCAAGAAGCATGTGAATGATTGGGCTATACATAATCATTTGGCTGTTGGTGACAACGAGGAAGGCAGTGGCGGCACCTGGGCTAACGAGAAGAACAGACAGCAGGCTGCTGCTTATGCCAGGGCGAAGATGAAGCATGACCGGACTCCTCCTTCCAGAAGGGGAAATGGTGGAAGCAAGGTTCCTCCTTCACGCAGAGGTGGTGGCAGTAAGGTTCCACCATCGAGAAGAAAGTAATAATCATTAAATAATCAAGATATGTTTGACGAACGAGACAGAAAGTATTTCTATGATGAGTTCAAGAACAATGGCTACGAGGTAGGTAGCTATGATGACTTTAAAAATGACTTGAACAACAAGGAAGATCGTGACTGGTACTACAATGAGGCAAAGAACATGGGGTATGATGTGGGAACACAGGCAGACTTTGATAAGATGGTGATGGATCCAGCTGCATCTGCTTCTAGTGATAGTAAGCAGGTGGCTAAGCCTGTGGCGCAACCTGTAGCGAAGCCAGCAGCTGAAAAGCCAAAGGAAGATAACAGATCGTGGCTTACGAAATGGATGACTGGTACTCTGCCGGAGGAAGAGGAGCAGAAAACTGCTGATAAGGAGCCTGGTCTTATAGCTAAGGCATTGAATATGTTTCCTACTGGTGTTCAGACCAGCAACGGAACATATCTGCCAGCACCAGCGGTTCCTCAGCCTACAGTGAGAGGTGAGGAAATGCCTGTTGAGGTGGAAACAACTCCTTCTTCAGCAAATGTGGCTTCTCCTGAATCTAATGAGGAGGTTCCTGCATCTGCTGCAGTGGTGAATAATGAGGGCTTGATGGATGCCAAACTTGCCAACTATATTGAGAACTGGAAGCAGAGACCGGATAAGGAGGGCGATTACTTTGAGAATATGGTTGCCGACTTGTTGGCTGATGGTACTGCCAATAGTAATGAGGAAGCAGTGGGCATGGTGAAATCTGCTCTTGGCAGATATGCTAACCGCTCTGCTATGGACGTTACCAATCAGGTAGTTTCTTCTTTGCCTGATGATACGGTGCAGGATGCAGAGAAGAGTATTGAAGCGCAATGGTATAGCCATGGCGTGCAGGATAAGTTGAAGCAGGAGGCGGATAACATGGGTATCAGCTATGATGACTATGTGGGACTGTTCTTGAAGCCTGCTATGGTGCAGAGTCTGGTGAACAAATATGGTCCGAACTATCGTGACATCGCTGAGGGTATTGCTACACGCCTCTATTCGCATGATGAGCATGTGCAGGACAGATTGATGAACCAGGACATCAATGATGCTTTTTCGAGCGTTATCAATAAGTATGTGAATCCATCTGTAGTGGATGAGTACAACAAGGCCCAGGAGGCAGGCAGTAAGGCATTTACGGAGGGAATGGAAGGAAGCCAGTTTATTCCTGCCAATCTCCGACTGGGTACAGCACTTGGTGCTCAGTATGAGGCAAACGAGGCCAAGGATCCTGCAAAGGTGCTTTCTGGTTTGCAGAAGAAGTTTGGCAAGCTCTACCGGAATCCGGAGTTCCTGAACGATATGAGCAATGCGGCATATAAGGTGATGCAGCGATATGGCTTGAATGGCACTCTGGGTAGTGATCCTAAGCAGTTCAAGCCGATGATCAATTCTGTTCTTAAGAATGAATTGGACCAGTTGGAGATTAAGGGTATGATGCCTAAGGGTAGTGCTGAGTACATCATGAAGACTGGTTTGGGTAACACTATTGTGGGTAAGATTACTCGCAAGGCTGTTCAGACGGACTATCAGAACTGGCTGGAGGATATGGCTAATCAGCAGTATCAGCCGGGCTTCTGGGAGAACGTAGCTAGTGGTGCGCTTACTTTTGCTGGTGATGCCTGGAGTTATTGGTTGCCTGGAGCCGCAGGTGGCAAGTTGACCAAGAGCATGATTGCCAAGGCTGAGGGCAGACTGGCAGGTGACCTGATGGCTAAGGGCATGGAGCGCAGGGTGGCTGAGCGGGCTGCCAAGGTGCTTATCGGCAAGAGCAAGACCGAGGCTTTGAAGAGTGGAGCCGTGCATGGTGCTGTTACCTTTGGTGGGCAGTCGGCTATCTCGAAACCTATTGATGAGGTTTATCGCACTGGTCAGTTTGATGAGAATGGCAAGGTTTACAATCCTTCTGTGGGTAAGATTATTGCTGATACTCTGGGCGAGGTGACTAAACAGAGTGCCGTAGGTGCCATTATGCAGGGTGGAACCATCGCTAATATGATAGGCAAGGGCAGAGGCTTGGCTACCAATATTCTGGCTGATATTGGTGGTAAGGTTGCTGATTCCGGTATCATGACTGGTCATCAGATGCTGGAGCGCATGGCGCAGGATCCGAACTTCAAGCCTACAGGCAAGGATGCAGCCGAGAGCTTCTTGGAGAGCATGGCGAACCTTACTGCTATCGGTTTGCCGGGCATGATGGGCAAGTATGCCCGATTCAAGGACGCGAGGGAGTTTAACAAGAAGTATGACTTCACGGATCAGGATATTGCCGAGTTGAAGCGATTCGGTTATGAGGATCTTCGTGATGCCTTTGAGAAGGTGGGCATCGGGGAGTATGCCGTGGCGGGTGAAAATGCCCAGCGACTCGATGGGCAGCTTACCCAGAAGTATATGACCCTGATGAACGACAAGAGTGTGCCTGAGGTGTTGAAGGCTAAGATGATGGCTGTGGTGGAAGGCAAGCGACCTTCTTCTTTCTCGCCTGTGGTTGATTCTATCATCGTTCAGCCGATGGATCATGACGGAAAGGTGTATCTCGAAACTTTGAATAAGGATGGCGGTATCATTGACAGAAAGGAGTTTTCTTCGCTTGATGAGGCTCAGAAGGCGGACAAGAAACTGGAGTATGAGAAGACTCTGGGTTTGGCTTCTGTGCTGGAAGGTGAGTTCCACAAGGAGTTTACCCAGGAGCATCTTGATGGCTTGTACAACAAGGCAGCCCAGAAATATAACATGGGTGAGAAATTGACGGATGAGGATAAGGCAGCGGTTTATCTTCATCAGAATGCTGGTGCCATCAAGGACATCATGGATAAGCAGCAGAAGGGTATTGTTCTTACTGAGGAGGAGCAGAAGCAGGTTAATGCTTATCGCCATTATTATGACAGTGCCCTGGAGAATAGTTCCGTGATGAGGGAGTTTGTGAATACCTTTGAAGACTCTCATGGCGTGGCTCGTGGTACGCTGAGAAAGGCTTTGGAATCGAAAGATAAGAAGTATGCGCCATTGGTGGAGTCTTATCTTAAGGAGCTTTATAACTCTATCGAGCTGAAACGTGAAATGAAGCAGACGATGGATGATCTCTATAATACGGCACATGGAAATGAGCAGAAGAGGATTGAAGGCGAAAACCCAGTATCTCCTGCTGAGGGTTCTGCTGAGGGTTCTGCTGGTGGCCTGGAGCCTCCAGTTTCAGAGGGACCTGCTCCGTACCAAGACCGTATCAACTCCGTATCAACTCCGAGTGATGCAGAGGTTGCTGCAAACCCTGCAAACGTTGCAAGCTCTGCTGCTGGGGGTGCAAAAAATGAGACAAAGGTTGCAAGTTCGGAGAATAAGGTTGCAAACTCTGATGCTTTTGTTATGGGTCAGGAAGCCTATAAGAATGGGGATTCCGGGGCTTTGCAGGCTATTGACTATAATAGCGATTTGGCTACCGGGCGTTTGAAGAGAGCGTTTAAGGATAGCGATAATATGTTTGATTTGGTGACTAAGGTCTATAATGAAGGCAGGGACATGGAGCAGTTTGTGGCTCAGCGTGCGAGTCTTCTGACTTCTGCCCAGAAAGAGGCGATCAGCAAGTATGTGGAGGCTATGGATGCCAAGAAGGGTGCTATTGATGCTCTGCAGCATGCTGATGATGGCTATGATGAGGCGTTGAAGCAGCAGCTTTGGCCATATCAGACGGAAGACGGAAATATCGTGCCAGCTACTCTTACAAGCGGTAGGCAGGTGTTCTTGAAGAAGGCTAACGAATATGGTGGCGGCTTTGTTGTTGTGCCTGATGAGCAAGGACAGCCTACGATTAAGCAGGTATCAGATGCCGAGATTAAAGAGGTGGGCACTCCTGTTCCGCTTGATGAATACATCGAGAGTTCCTTGGCTCAGCAGAAGGAAGCGAGAGCACAACAGTTTATCAGCCAGTTTGATGGCAGCGGATTGAAACCGAATGACCGGGTAGCGGTTGCCATGGAGGAAGGTGATGCTAATATTGACATGACCTTTGCCGGATATAGCGAGGACGGAAAGATTGTGCTTACTGATGGCAAGGACAATATCGCCCTTTCTAAGGAGGAATTTGATACCTGGCGCACGAATGCACTCAATAATACCATTAATGAGCGTTTGAATCGTGAGGACGAAGAGCGTGAATTGGCTGAAATGAAGAAGGCTGAGGCTGAAAAGCAGGAGCGATATAAGAAGGGTATCTTTGGTTATGCAGCTGGGCAGCCAGACTATTCTGATGCACAGACGGACCCTAAGGTGGCAGCAGAGTATCTGCAAGAAACTGCCGGGGATGACCGCAAGGCTCTTTTTGCTAATATTGTTGCCGAGAAGCAGGCTTTACAGAAGCGTATCAATCAGCTAAGAGAGCATATTGCAAGTAATGAGGAATGGCTATCCATTAATGCTGATCTGGACCCGAAGAATGCTGAGACAAGGACTTTGGCTAATAAGCAGATGGAGGGACAGATTGCAGACCTACAGGCTCGTTTCGACAACTGGAATAAGATTCGTTCTGCCGTGATGACTCCTGAGGAGGCTCAGGCTATCAAGGCAGACCGCACCCAGAAGATTGCCGATGCCGGTGTGAATGAAGGTGACGTTGCCCCTATAGAGGGTCGCGAGGTTGCCGTGCTTAGTGATGAGGAATTGAAGAAGCAATATCCTACTATGGATGAGGCTAGCAATTTTATTGCCTCAGAGCGTAAGCGTATCTATCGCATTCAGTCGGATGAGGTGCAGCGTGAGATAGATGGTGTTGATGAGGTGCTTGATCGCTACGTGAATGGTGAGATAGACCTGGAGCCAGAGCAGATTAAGGAGCTGAACACTACCAAGGCCCAGTTGAAGGCTAGACAGGCTAATCTTACAGAATCTGCCAAGAAGTTGAAGGCTCAGGCTGATAAGCTGAAAACACTCTACCGAAAGGAGAATATGGAGGCTAGAGCCAAGGTTGTGGAGAATCTGACTCCTGCCGAGCAGCGTGCCATCAAGGTGGAGAATGCCATCAAGAATGGTAATATGAGCCAACTTAATGCTATCTATGATGAGGTGAGAGGGGCAATAGACTTCAATGACACTGAGCCTAACACGCTGGAAGAGTATGTTGCTAACAGTATTGGCCGTTTTGCCTTGAACTATGAAGGCAAGGAAAAGGGTGGTGCTTTCTCTAATGGTATTCAGCAGGAGACTGGCTTGGGACGAAAGGACTTCGATAAATTGCAGATTCTCGCCAAGGAAGGTGAGGGAAAGACTGTTCCGGAGTTTGTTCATGGTCTGTATGATGACATGCCTGAGAATCTTAAGCAGATGGGATATACGGATCAGGACATAAGAAGTGCTTTCCTTGAATTGATAGGTAGTGCTCAAAGCTACCTTGACATTAAGAATTATACCTTGAATAATAAGGTGGCCAATGTTGAGCAGCAGATGCGAGAGGTTGAACGTCAGGAGGAAGAAATGATGCAAGACGGTGCTCATAGCGAAGCCTTTGACAAGATTGTAGATTTGGCAAAAGAGCAGAAGGAGTACTGGGACTTGATGGAACAGGGAGAAGTTGATCCTGATGATGTGGCGGAAGTTGATGTTGCTCATGACATGGACGAACTTTTGAAGACTCTTTCTGATGAGGAGTTTAAGGAGGTGTCTGATGTATTGGAGAACTTGGACGAGGAGTTTGAGTATTGGACTGCTAATGAGTATGAGCGTAGAGAGGGTGTAGGTGAGCGCAAGGAAAAGGCTGAAAATGCCAATACTTATGATGAGTCTATTAAGGAAGCATTGAAGCCTGTTACTCCTGTTGCTATTGCTTTGAAGAGTGCTGTGGAGAGCGGTGACAAGAAAGCCATTAAGCAAGCTCAGAAGGAATTGACTGATGCCCTGATTGCAAGCGATTTGGGACTTGATTATCTTTCTGGACAGTTGGCGCAGGCTAAGCTGACTAAGAAGAAGGATGAATTATATAAGGCGAAACGTGCAACCATCAAGCCGCTTACTGATGCCATTCATGCTATTGAGAGTGCTAAGAATATTGAGGATGCTCCTTTTGCAGACAGACTGAAAAATGCTATCGCTGAAACGGAGACTGAGCCTACTGAGGCGCAGAAGAAGGCTGGCAATTATAAGAAGGGGCATTTGACTTTTGGGGGATATGACTTTACTGTTGAGACTCCAAAGGGCGTGACTCGCAGCGGTAAGGACGAGCAGGGCAAGCCTTGGAGCGTGACCATGCATGATACTTATGGCTATATTCTTGGCAAGATAGGTGTGGATGGTGATCATATTGATATGTTCATCAATGATGCCGCTGACCTTGATACTTTTGATGGTAACGTTTATGTGGTTGACCAGATTAACCCAGAGACTGGAGAGTTTGATGAGCATAAGGTAATGTATGGCTATCCTGATGAGGCTGCTGCTACTACAGCCTATTCGAAGAACTATTCTCCTGGCTGGAAGGGACTTGGTAAGGTTACTTCTGTGCCTAAGGCTACCTTTGACAAGTGGCTGGAGTCTTCTGACCGCAAGACTAAGCCTTTTGCGGACTATGCCATGATTCAGCATGCGGAGACGCAGAAGGCTAAGGAAACTGATGAGACTCTTCCTTTTGGTGCGTCCATGAGTATGGATAATTTGCCTTTCCACCGCGATGTGAAGGAGGTGAAGCCATCTGATATGACGGAGGCGCAGAAGGTGGCTTACGATGCTGTTTCTACTATGCTTAAGAAGGCTGGTATTCCGGTGAAGGTGGTTAGCAATGAGGATATGGAGAAGGTGGCTGAGGCGCAGGATAATCTGAATCTTGCCATGCTGCTGAATCAGCCTGAAATGAGATTTAAGATTAAGACTCCTGAGGAGAAGCAGGCTGCCGAGAATGCTTATAACTTTGCCAAGGAGTTGCGCCCGGATAAGTGGAAGCAGTATGCCGTGGTGGATATGAGCAATCCGAATAAGATGCCGGAGTACTTTGAGAAGCAGGAGTTGGCTAGAAAGGAGCGTTCTTACTATAATAAACTGATGTGGGGTAACTACAAGGTTTTCAATCTTGATAAGAGTTTTGAGGACAATGTGGCTGGGCTTACTGGCTCTTTTCCTTCGGAGTTTGACCCATATAAGATTGATGCTCAGACTAGTAAGAAGAATGAGTTGAAGAAGCAGATGAAGGAGATTGAGGATGCTTACAACTCAACCGGGCAGGAACGTAAGGAGTATCAAAATCAGCTGATGAAGGAGTACATGGATGAGCATGGACTGGCTTCTGAAAACGATATTCCTGATGATGTTTGGAGTGAGTTGGATAATAAGGCTCATGAGAAATATCAAGATAAGCTTGATTCCTTGTTTGCGAAATATAAGGATTTGGATAGACAGTTGAAGGCTATTGTACAGTCTGGAGTGAGATTCTTGCGTACTTATCATGGTACTGGTGCTAGCTTCGATAAGTTTGATTTGTCGCATGCTTTGGAAGGTGAGGGTAGCGAGACTTTTGGCCATGGTGTGTATGTTACCACCTCTAGAGAGATAGGACGTGAGTATGCTCAGAGGGCTAAGCAGAAGAAGATGGCTAACCTTTATAAGACTATTCGTTATCCTGATGGTGTGAAGGGCGATACGTTTAAGAGAAGACTCTTTGGTGAAATGGTGAATGACGTGGCTACTGGCGGTGACGTGAAAAGTGCCAAGGAATTTGCCAAGAAGCGTGTTGGTGCTGACGCTAACGATGTTGAGCGCACCCTTGAACATTTGAAGGATAGAGAGAAAGGAACCGACTATGAGCAGAACTTGAAGGATGGTCTTGCTAAATATAAGGATGCCTTGAAGTGGATTGATTCTCTTGATGATGATTATCTTACCCAAGGGAATGCTACTCGATATGAGGTTGAGATACCAGAGGATAATGGTAGCAATTATCTGGATTGGGAGAAGACTTTGAATGAGGAGCAAATAAATGCTATACGTGATGCTTTGGCTAAGAAGGGTGTTGATGTTTCTTCTTGGGAGAAGAGAGGTTTCAAACTGGATTTAATTTTCAAAGATGTATATTCAGCAGTTCTTCCGATGATGATGCGTTGTAAACCAGAGGATGTAAGTAAATTCCTTTCTTCTCTTGGCTTTACTGGCATTAAATACCCTGCTGGCATGATTTATGGCGGTGCAAAGGAAGGTGATTACAACTATGTAATCTTTGACGAGAACAATGCTACTATCGTGGGTAATACTAAGTTTGCGCAGGGTAAGGGGGTGGTTTATGGCTATACCGATGGGAAGGAGATTGTGCTGAACCAGGATCATCTGAATGCTAATACTCCTATCCATGAGTACCAGCATCTTTGGCGCACTGCTGCCAAGGAAATGAATCCGGAGCTTATTGCCCATGGTGATGAACTGATTAAGCAGACTCAACTGTTTAGGGACTTGAAGGAAGACCCTAACTATAAGCATTTGAGCGATGATGAGATTTGCGATGAGGCTTTTGCTCGTTTGACTGGTGAGGACGGTGCTGCCATCTTGGAGCAGATGGCGAAGGATGCCATTAAGGAGAATCCGTTAGATACTGCTAAAGAACTTACTATCATCAACCGATTAAAGAATTGGTTGAAGAAGTTCTGGTATTGGACTCTTGATACATTTACGAAGTGGAAGCCTGAGGACATTAAGAAAATGACCTTGGAAGATATTCGTAATCTTGTGTTGAGAGACTTGGCGCAGGGGGTGGACCCACGTACTGTGATGAACGAGAAGAAAGAAGGGGCTAAGTTGTCGAATAAAGAAAAAGACGATGCAACAGAGCGAATCGATAAACGAATTGCAGAGTTGAATCGTCAAGAGAAGGAGCAATCTCTCAAATCCGAAAACGGAAACTTAGCCGAATCCCATGATAATGGGTACCTCCCATCTAAGGATAATCTTGATGGCGTGCAAAGCGTTGCTCCTTCATCTGCAAAGATAGATAAAAAATTCCCAACTAAGACTTTTTATCTAGGAAATTTAGCAAACTTTATCACTTCAATGGGAAAAAATGCCGATATTACTGCTGGCAACTTCACAAAAAAGTTGTTTGAAGGTATGGGTATGACTCCGCATGGAAAAGATACACAAGTTTCTGAGTACTTCAAATATCAGACAGATGATGGTGGAAAGACTACAGTTCGCCTTTCTGATCATAGTGGAAATGCACTCAGCATTATCAAGAAAGGTGGTAGGGCAGATAAAGGCTACTCTATAGTAGTTCGCGTTGACTCTTCACCTAAGACTAAATTCAAGGCTAATAAGTATTCTAATGTAGCAGAATATGTATATGAGAATCCTAACGCTGATGGTTTGAAGGATATAGCTCGCAGTGTATTCAACCTAATTGACACAGGTGAATATTTGGACTTGGCAGGAGCCAACGAAGTACACGTTTCGCCTAGAAACAATGATGCCGATAAAACTCTTGCTGGAGTTCATAATATTACCGAGGAGAAGCTGAGAAAGGCTTTGAAGCTGGGTGGTTTGGCCAACCCTTCTTTGGCAGTGATAGATACAAGCAAGAGTGCTCATGATAACTTTGGAGAGATTTCCTTCATCGCTCCTTCTGCTCTTGTGGATAAGCGTACAGGCAAGACTGGTGGCACTTGGATAACTGATGCCTACACTCAGCGTTATCCTTCAGTAGAGCGAGAAATGAGCGAAAAGGGCAGACAAAAGTTTAATGACTGGGTTGATAGCCTTGAATACTCTGCCACTGACAAGGCAGAGATTAAGAGGCAGGCAGAAGATGCACTGAGTAACAATAATGCTCCTGCCTGGGAGTTGATGTACCTGAAAGAAAAGGGTATTGATATTAAGGCGTATGATTCTAATGTTGATTATCGCTGGAAAGAGATTATCAGAGATCATCCTACTGCTGAGGATATTCTGAATAGTATGCAGACTGACCCAGAACTGAACGAAAAGGTTACAAGTCTGGCTAAGCATGCCATTATTCACCCTACATGGGAAAAGGTTTCTTTGGAGGTGAGAAGAAAGATGTACAAGGAGACTGGTGTTAAGGCTAGCCCTATCAATCCACAAGTAAGAAAACAGACTAAGGAAATCTTTGAGCGTGACTATAAGCCAACCTTGCTTGATAAGGATGGCAATCCAAAGGCTGAGGATGTTAAGAAGGTGGTGGAGGATATAGTGAAGGAGCACAACGACACCAAGAAGTATGACTTCTATCTCTCTAAGGTGCGAGCAAGTAATTACGTCCACAAAAATGGTCTTTATGATGATTTCATTAAATGGCAGGAGAACAAACTGGATGAGTTCGGAACAAAGAACCGTATCTTCCGTGGCTATAAGAATGATGGTACGAGGAAATATGTGCCTGAGACTCTTGAAAATGTTTCAAAAGCTATGAGAGAGGATGCAGATGGGCAGACAAATGGAAGTGAATATACTTCGTTTGGCAGTTTTATCGCCAAGTTGGCTAGCCGTGTGGACTCTACTTCTGAAATGCGTGCCAATAAGGATAAGTTGTCTTCTAATGAGGATAAGGAGAAGTTTTACGAGAAATGGGAGAGCGTGTATTACGACCTTGCCAAGTCTTTGTATAATGATGTGTTCTATGGCGAGCAACGTCTTCACGACATCGTATCGCAGGCAGATCCTAAGAAGTATGCCAAGAAAGAATATGGCATTACTCTGTCTTCTAGCTTCATGAAGAAACTGGATTCTCTTAAGAATGCAGTGCAGAATGATTTGAAGAGTGCTTATTTCGAGACCAAGTTTAACCGTCCTGTTCATCTTAATGAATTTGTGGCTGCTGTTGTGCCTAGTAATTTAGGTGAGGATGTTCGCAAGGGACTCGAAGAATCTGGATTGTCTCTGTATGACTATGATCCGGAAAAGGAAGGTGACCGCAAGCGTGCTTTTGGTGAGGCCGTGAATAATGAAAAGAATGTTCGCTTCATGTTTGCTGGCGAGAAGGGTGCGGCTGAGGCTGATAAGGCTGAGGAAAAGACCTATCGCATGGATAACTTGAAGGTGGCAGAGGAGATGGAGCGAGGCAAGAAGGATGCCAAGGCTATCAAGCTGGCTACCGGATGGGAGCGTGGTGCTGATGGCAAGTGGAGATATGAAATGCCGGATTTCAAGGCTGACAAGCCGATTACCGTAGATGTTGATATAGATATATCGCATGTAGGGCCTTATTCTCCTTATAAGGAGCCTTTATGCAAATTGTCTGATCTGATTGATGACAAGAACTTGTTTGCTGCTTATCCTAGTTTGATGAATATTGATATTCTGTTAGTTGGAAATACTGCTTTCGAAGGTATGTATGACAAGCTTCATAATAATATTGCATTAAGAACGAATGCAGTATCTATTGATAGTAAGTATTCTCAGCCTTCCAATGCTAAGGAAATAAAGGCAGCTCTTGAAAAGTTTCATAATTTTTGGGACTCTCTTACGGGAGAAGACAAAGAACTTGCGGATGATGCGATAGATGCTTATGGTGGCTATACTGAGGAAGAACTAAAAGAGGATAGCTATTTTAGAGAACTGGAGAAAGGAAATCCAAAGGTAGCAGAGTTGGTACGCTTGGGAAACTCAATTCCATCTAAAAAAGATGTTCGATTTGAAGGTACACAAATAGCTTTGAATCATGAAGGCAAATTGACTCTTGCTCATGAGATTCAGCATGCTATCCAGGATATAGAGGGTTTTGCTGAGGGTGGAAATCCTGAGCAATTCCAAGATCCATCTGAATTGGAATCCCAATATGCTACTTTTGATGAACTTGTGAAAGATAAGTTTGGCAACAATGATGCAGGGACAGTTATAGGCATTATAAATGGTAGTACTCCTGAATATCAACAATTCAGAAGTGAATTTGGTAAGTCTTGGGATGAATATTTCAAGAACTTGAAAGGTATGCTTGGCATGATGAATGGAGATGAAAAACTCTTCAAGGAGAATTATGATTATTATGTAAATGAAGGCAGAAAGAAGTCGGCTTTTGAACAATATCAGTCTCTTGCAGGTGAAGTTGAGGCTCGAAACGTTATGAAGCGAATGTGGATGACTCCTGAGGAGCGCAGAAACTCATTGGCTGAGGAGACTGAGGACGTGAACCGAGACGAGCAGATTGTAATGAATGGTAATTATGCTAGCTATAGCATCGTGAAAGACCCTGAGACCGTCAAGAAGTTGGATAAGGAAGATACGGTGAAGGTTTATCGTGCCATGCAGGTAGGCGAGGATGGAAAACTTTATCCACCGATGGCTGCAAAGGTGAAGGGTAAGTTCGTGGAACCTATCGAACTCGGTAAATGGGAACAGGCAGACGAGCGACCAGAGCTTGCTGATGATAAGGGTATGTTTACCCTCAACAAGGGTAATGGTAAGTCGCTTAAGGCTGCTTACAATCCTTATCTTCATACTTCTCGCACTCCACTGAACGACCAGTTTAGCGAGGCTCAGAATCGCCCTAATATCGTGACCGTAGAGGTTGAGGTGCCAAAGAGCGAGCTGACCAGTGGATACAAGGCTGATAAAGCCAAGGATGCCGTGGGTGAAGTAGAGTGGAAGGCTGGTATCATACAAGGACAGCTGACAGGCAAGCGCAAAGTGGTGCTTTCTCGTTGGGATAAGCCTGTGCGTATCGTGCCTGACAGCGAGGTGGCTGATGTTATCGTCAATGATATGTTCAAGGGCAAGAATATCACTATGCCTTCGAATGTGGTTACTCCAAGTCTGAGAAAAGAGTTGGAGAAGCGAGGTGTGCCGTTTGTGGAGACCGATAACAGAGGCAGAATCGTAGGAGGTGAGAATGATGGTGTGCATTATTCCAAGGTGTATGGTAAAAATGCACAATCGCCTATCTTGAAGCAGAAGTTGAAGAAGCACCCTGATTCGCTGATGAAGGCTGGTACTTACTTTAGTGGTGGTGGACTGGTTGAGGAAGGCTTGAAGGGCATTATTGACCCAGTGGTGGCCGTGGAGTATGACCGGAAGATAAGCGGTGTGTATCGCAATAACTTCGGGCAGCATATTGTGACGGCTGACGTGAGAAACGTGGATCCGAAGGAACTGGTGAAGCAGATTGATGGCGAGGTGGAGTATTTCCATGCTTCGCCTGTATGCAAGAACTACTCGCAGGCCAAGACCAATGGGGGCGAGGTGGAGCTTGACAAGGAGACTGCCAAGAGCACAGCCGACTTTATCAATGCCGTGAAGCCGCGAGTGGTGACCATCGAGAACGTGAAGGGCTACAAGGACTCTGAGGCGATGAAGATTATCACCCAGGCACTGGATAAGAACGGCTACACATGGGATGCTGACGTTTATAATGCCGCAGATTTTGGTGGCTACACTAATAGGGAGCGACTGATAGTGAGAGCCGTGAAGGACGGAGAACTGCCTGAGAAGCCTAAGAAGCAGCCACGCAAGAGTGGATGGCTGGAGGCTGTGGAGGATATTCTGCCTACTTTGAAGGTGAAGGAAAGCGGTGTGGCTCCATGGATGGATGCCAGATTGAAGGCTGACGGTATTGATTGGCAGAAGGTGGAGAAGCCTCTTTATGTGATGGGCAGTGCTTATGCTGACGGCAAGATTCCTCATGCCTATGGGGATGAGATTCTGCCTACGCTGAGAACCAAGAGCGGAGACGTGATCATCATGCCGGGCGGAAAGGTTTTGCGTGCTGATGGCAGGGTGCTGGCGAGAATTACCGGACTGGGCGATGACTATCTGCTGCCTAAGACGGAATCTTTGGCACATACCATCATTGGCAATGGTATTCCGGTGCAGTTGACCCAGGGTGTGATTGCTCCTCTGCTGAATAAGGATGACTTATCGGGTAGAAATGTGCTGGCACGACTTGGAAAATCTATCTTCAAGAATGACTGGGATGCAGATAAGCAGAAGAAGGTGAGTGACCAGGTGGTGAACACTGCCAACAAACTGGGTGGTGCTGAGGCTACGGTTTACACTTCTGTGGATGAGGTTCCGGATGCTTATCTGAGTGATGTGATGAATGGGGCTACCGGATGGTATGACCCTACTACGCACACGGTGCATGTTTATCTGCCTAACTGTGCTGATGCGAACGAGGCTGAGAGAACGGTGCTGCATGAGAAGATAGGCCATGAGGGCATGGAAGTGCTTCTGGGTGGCGAAGATGAGGTGAGAAAATTTGCTAATTTCGTTTATAATTCTGTCGCAGCAAGCACTCGTGGCAAGATTCTGGAGATAGCCAATGAGTATGATCCGGACTGGAAGAAGCATGACCGCATGAATGTGGGTACGCAGGAGTATATAGCCCGACTGGCTGAGGAGGGTCCTAAGACTGCTGAGGATTTTTCTCTGTGGACGAAGATTAAGCATTATCTTATCAAGGTGTTGAAGAAGCTGGGTATTCGTGTTCCGGGACTTCTGAATGACAAGGATTTGAGATACTACCTGATGAAGGCTGGCAAGGCTCTGCATGTGTGGGATGATATGCCTGAGGCACAGCAGGAGGCCATGATGAAGCAGGCTAGCAATGCTGAAATCAAGGATTCGCTGGGTGAGGGAGCCGGAAAGGGTAAGCCTCGCCAGAAGAAGGGTGAAAGCATGATTCAGTATATGAAGCGTGTGCAGGAATGGCGGAAGTGGAAGGATGCCCGTGAGGATGAGAATGACCCGGAGCCACCTATGTTCTATGATATTGATAAGGATGAGGCTGGCAAGAAGGAATGGGAACAGCTCAACAAGGAGTGGCGTGACAGACACCATCTTGCCGGGGAGGAGCCTACTGGTATGCCTATCAGAATGAAAGGCGAGACGGATGATGCCTACATGACCCGCATTCATGACTACGAGAAGTGGAAGGATGCCATGAAGGATGAGGAAGACCCTATTCCTGATATGTTTGACTTTGAGAAGAGCAAGCAGGAGGAGGTGAAGCGCAAGTATGAGGACTGGCTGGCCAGACATGAGCTGCTGGAGCAGCAGCAGGCGGACCTGGACTTGTATGAGGGTAAGATTTATCCGGCAGAGACCAATCCGAAGGCTGATGATCTGGAGCAGCAGGTGATGCAGGACTTGGCTGAGGTGACGAGTACTGACGTGAGCAAGGAGGGTGCTGCCAAGACCGTGAAGCATGCCGTGATTCATAGACGCAAGAACATGGAGGAGGCTAGTGCGGATGATGCCATCTATATTAATGACGTGAAGAACAGAATAGAGAAGATGGCTGACAGCGGTGTGTTTGACAAGTTGCTCTCTGACTACAAGGGAAAGAAAACCCGGGCAGAAAAACTGGCTGAGACTATACCTTATATAATAGAGGCTCCTAGACGCTTGCGCGATATGGCACACGATTTGAACGCTACTGGTGCTTTTGACAAGGGGCATATTCATATTCAGCCGGAGGATGTGGAGGCTATACAGCCTTACGTGGCTGATTTGATTGCTGAGACTGCCAAGCAGCATAGCGAACTGAAAGACGATAAGGAAGTGGTGGTTTATGATGATCCGCTTGCCGTGGGCGAGGTGGCTAGCAAGATGGCACAGGCTATCAACAATAATCACCAGGGCGAGGAAGGTTTTGTGCCTATTGACGGTTCGGATATTATGAGCGAGCATGTATTGCCACTGGTGATGCAGCAGATAGTGCCGGATGGTATCGATTACAAGAATCTTTCGCCTGAAATGAAGGCTGCCCTTGATTCTATTCGTGACTGGTATAACTACACCTATGACTGGTTGAAGGATAACCGCACCTTGAAGGAGGACACCGGATATAACGCGGACTACGTGAACCATATCTGGGATAAGGAGAAGAGTGACAAGCAGGCTTATGCGATGTATGTGGAGAACCGCCAGCGCACGAAAAGCCCTAACGAGAAGCCGAGAACCATCAGTACCCTGATGGAGGGTATCAGCGTGGGACTTGTGCCTAAGACTACGGATATTACGAAGATGATGGCTTACTACAGCAGAAGCAATATTGAGGCTTGGGTTAACAAGACGATGTTGCAGGAGCTGAGCGGACTGAACGTGATAGAGCGGAATGAGGATGGTGAGGTGGTTTCTACTGATCCGCTGCTTTCTTCTTCGGCTCCTTTTAACCTGGAGCAGTATAAGTACTTTGAGATTCCGGGCGTGGGACCTGTATGGGTGTATAATGTATCGCCTAAGCAGGTGACGGTAAAGAATCCGATCACTGGCAAGGATAAGGTGCTTTATAGCGAGGCTAGTGCCGGTGACAGATTCGGGGTAGTGTTCGAGACTTATCAGTCTTCGCCTTTCTGGAAGGCTTTTGATACGCTTGCTTCGAGTGCCAAGAAACTGGAGCTGGGTTTTAGTGGTTTCCATGCCGGAGCCTTGACGGAGGTTTATATGGTGCAGAACATGGTGGAATTTGGTCCTAAGAAGGCTATGGCCAACTTTATGAAGTATATCTTTGTAGATACGATGAAGAATCATGAGCTGCCTTGCTTCGCCAATCCTGAGGATTTTCAGGAGGCTGCTTCGCATCTTGTGAAGTTTGGAGCAACCAACGACTATGCTGCTGCTGATGTGCAGAACATGTTTGATAATTTGCGTGATGCGATGATGAAGGTGCAGGAGAAGTTGAAGGACGGAAATGGAATTTCCGGAACGGTGGCTGTGGCTACTATGCCTTTGAAGGTGGTGACTCAGTTGCTTTCGCTTGTTAATAAGGGCATGGATAGAGCCTTGTGGGATTTCCTTCATGACGGACTTAAACTTGCGACCTACCGGATGAGGGCTGACAAGACCAAGGAGCGTGCCAAGAAGAAGGGATGGACTGAGGAGGAACTGAGCCGGGCTTTGGATGAGGACGGCCAGTTTGTTAACGATATGTTTGGCGGTCAGCACTGGGATGTGTTGGGAGTCAGCCATAGAACCTTGCGCTATGCAGGGCGAGTTCTTCTTTCGCCAGACTGGAATGGTTCTACTACCTTCCACTTCCTGGCATTAACCGGATATGGCTCTGTCTGGAATGAGGCTACGTTTGAGAACTTCAAGCAGTACTATCAGAGACTTTGGAATAAGGAGCTTACTCCGGAGGATGAGGGCAGAAGAGGCAGACAGATTTCGGCTCTGCTCTGTTATGGTATTGGATTCATGGTGTTCTATGAGGCTTTTGCGAATGGCATTAATGCTGCCTTCCGTGCCATGGACGAGGAGAAGGAGCGCAAGAAGGCTGAGGAGATGAGGAAGACCAACCCGGACTATAAGAGCATGTATGAACTGGCTTATGGTGACGAGGGGATGAAATGGTATGACTATCTGATGCGAGGCAACAGTATTGGCCAGCAGAGCAAGATCTTCTTGGGCAGATATGCGGACGGTACGGAAATGTATATCAGACATGGTAAGCAGTTTAGGGAGGTTCCTGAGTATCTGTTTAACCATAAGGGTGAACTGGAGTTCCCTGGTCCGATGGTTCAGAGAATGATAGGTAAGGCTAACCCTATGGTGAGAATGACCTTGGATGATATAAACTATCTGAGCGATTTCCAAGCTAGCCATGCGGATCAGGAGATTCAGCGCAAGTATGGCAAGAGTATTGGACTGCTTTACAAGGATGCCTTGTACTGGGCACCTTTCCTGATTCCTAGCCAGGAGAACAAGGAGTTTAAGGCGGTGGATTTCTTCTTCCCATCTAGTAAGGGCTTTTCGCCATGGAAGGCTCAGAGTTACTTTAAGGATTTTATCCTTAGCGGTGACATGGAGGGCGTGGTGATGACTTATCAGAGCTGCAAACGCAATGGTATTGATGCTGAGGCTCAGATTAAGGCTGCCATCGGAAGCGTGAAGGCTCTGGAGAGTGCTGAAATGAAAGATGGCGTGACTTCGCTGCAGGTGGCTTGCCAGCGTTTTGATGCTGCCAAGAGTATCACGGAGAAGAAGAAGATGCGCCAGAAGATGAAGAAGTTCCTCTCGATGAGTGACTACAAGGCTTTTACCCAGAAGGAGGCTCTGGACATGGTGCAGGGCTATCTGAATGGTGAGGAGGACTTGAAGGAAATGGAGAAGGCTGACAGCAAGTATCTGATGGCGGCTAAGGCTGAGGACGTGACGGAGGACTGGAGAATACAGAATGTTTGGAACGGAACCATGGAGCCTTATGAGGAGTATCAGCGTTTGAAGGATATTGATAAGGCGAAGGCGAATGCCTTTAAGAACAGCAAGACCAACAAGCGACTGTTTGCGGCTAGAAAGGCTATCTCTGCTGCCAAGAGGAAGATGAATAAGGCTAAGAAGCAAATGGATGGTACGAATGGGGCTGCCAAAATGGTGGAGATCAGAAAGATCAGAAAGGAGCTGCTTGAAAAGCTGAATGGAATGGAGTAGCCTTCGGGCTACTTCACTTCTTTCTTTCAGGAAATGGGCTTTGGCCAATTATTTTAAAGCTTTTGCCCTTACAGGGCGACAGGTTTGCGTCCGTAATTACCCAGGGCGTTGCCCTGGGCTAGGAGCTTCTGCCCTTTCAGGGCGTGTGGGGCGAAACTTGAATTAATAAGAAAAAGGGACTCGCTTCACAGCGGGTCCCTTTGATAGTTTTTGTGTAAAATCTATTATCCAAATAAAATATAAGTAAATTTTTTACAAGAAGAAAAATTTCAAATTTCTTGAAGATGTTGGAGCGATGTTAGCCGTTCATGATGGAACCGTTGGCTGCCTTTTTAGGGCTTGACCATTTGATGTAATTCTGCATGGCTTCGTCCATTCTTGCCTGTTCGCTTTTTGGGGCTTCTTTTTCCTTTTTGCCCCAGAGACGCTGGACGATGCGGTCGAGACACCACTGCCAATCGCCATCGAGGGTGACGAACTGGGAGCTTGGAACTACGGTTACTGGTGTTTCTGCCTTCTTATCGCTATTTTCTTCCTTTGCCTCTTCTTTTGTGAGGATGGAGGCGAAAGGAACATTATTATCGGTGAGGAACTTTTCTACGTCTTCCTTCTTGCTTTGGCAGAGAAGGATGTGGACGGAGACTTTATTTTTCTGCATGGAGGTGAGGGCTTCTTTTGCCTTACCTACCATGGAGAGGTTGCCTTTATCATCTTTTGTGATGATGCATGCTTCGTGTACATTGATTGACTTACTCATGATAAAAACGTTTTTAAAATGAACTTCGGTGCAAAAATACATTAAAAAAGCGAGGAATGTTTGATAAATTGCACAATTTATCAAAGATGTTAGGCGAAAAAGGGGTATTTTTGGAGAAAAATTTCGGAATATGGCAAATCATACGGTTATAAATGATATTACGAACTATGCTGAGGCTGGGCCAAATTCGCTTGATGGAGTAAGCACTCAGAAATTTAGGGTGAGTGATTCTACTCTTAAGCTATTGCAGTGGCTATCCCACTACTACGACAATATGTCGGAGTTGAGGAAGAAGTGGAAGCGAGCGCAGGATTTCGTGATGGGCAGGCAGCTGGAGGAGAAGATTGAGTGGAACGGACGGAAGATTACTATTCGTGAATATATGGAATTACAGGGTATGCCTATATTGGAATATGATGTGATTTCGGATAAGTTGATTTCGCTCGTGGGCTTGGTGCGCCAGCAGAGGGCTACTGCCAGTTGTACTGCCGTTGATCCGAACGAGGAGGACTATATCAGCTTCTTCAATGAGTATCTGAGGCAGAATGACAATAACAATAACCGCCAGGAAATGGATGCGCGACTCTTCTATGAGTTCTGTGTGTATGGTTTTATTGGTATGAGTACCGTATGGGATAGAAGGAATGGCAGAGAGGGTATCTTCAATGACAAGGTGGATATTTACAAACTTGCCGTGCCTCCGTTCTTTAAGCCGGATTTGAGCGATATTGAGATCTTCGGAGTTGCTCATGATCTTACCTGGCGTGAGATTCTTGCGAAGTTTACGGATGGTAGTGATGGGCAGGCGCAGCAGCTCAACGAGATATATCTGCAGACGCAGACGCATTACTCGCCAGAACAGGGCTACCAGGCTACTGGTGAGGCGCAGCTGACCGGACTGGAGGACTTTCTGCATTCTTCGATACAGGGTAAGTATAGGGTGATTGAGGTTTGGACTATGGAGTCTAGACAATCGCTCTGGGTACATGACTGGGATAAGAGTGATGCCGGATTTATGCCTATGGGCGCGATGGCTGAGCTGGATGCGGAGAACGAGAGCAGGAAGCGTGCAAACGTGATGATGGATGAGAACGGCTTGCCTATTCTTGATGAGAATGGGGAGGAAATGTATTATGTAGATCCGAAGGAGCTGAACCTGATAGAGTATGAGCCGCAGATGGAAACCTTCTGGTATCGCAGATATATTACTCCGAACGGCTACTTGCTGGATGCCAGGGAATCGCCTTACTTTGTGCTGAGGGATGGCTACAGATGCAGTATTCAGCCTTACAGTTTTCTGGCTTATCCTTGCTTACAGGGTGAGGTGAAGAGTTTGATCATGAGAATGGAGAACAACCAGCGCACGCTGAATCATTATATGATGATGATTAACTTCGTGGTGGCGAATGGTGCCAAGGGTACATTGCTTGTTGATGATGCTTCTGTGAGCGACAAGGTTTCTCCGGAAGAGAATAGGAGAAACTATAATAAGACGAACGGTGAATATCACTGGGATAGCAGTAAGGGCGGTGAGAAGCCTGAGGTGCTTATGAATAAGAGTATTCCTGCTGGTGTGGAGTTCATGATCAATTTTGCGAAGACGATGGCCGCTGAGGGTAGTGGTGTGCAGGGTGCTTTGCAGGGTGTGCACAGGAACACGAGCGGCAAGCAGTATCAGCTGGAGAGGGAATCGGCTTCTACTTCGGTGACTGACTTTGTGGAGAGCTTTAACTGCTTTAAACTGAGGGAGGCGAAATTGAAGACGTACCTGATTCAGGAGTTCTGCAATGAGCATGACAGCGTGAAGCTGGTGGGTGATGATTACCGGACTTATTTCAATCCGGAGACTATGCGCGATATGGACCTGGATGTGGCCATGGACTTGGATAGCTACTCGGCTACGATTAGGGATCAGATTGTGGATCTGCTCTGGCAGTTGAAGAAGGATGGCGATATTGATGCTTACACTATGCTGACGAATGGCAAGTTCCCTGGTACTTACAGAATACGTAAGTATTTGAAGGAGAAGATGGAGCAAAGGGAGGCTATGGAGGCGCAGATGGCTGCTGCCGGGCAGGTGCCTACTTCTTCGGGTGTTGGACAGCAGGGCGGTTCGAGTGCTGCTCACTTGAAGGATTCGGGTAGCGGACTGGATGACTTGGCTAATTTGCCTTCGGCTTCTTAATTAATGGTTTTGGAAATGTTCTTAGATTAAGGTTCATAATATAAATTTTAGTTAGTTTATAGATTATTAGTAGTTAATTGGTTTTTAGGTTATTAGTAATTTCTTTTGATTGTTTGTTTTAAGGATTACAGTTTGGAAAGAGGAGGCTGGGAAGTCTCCTCTTTTTTTATTGTTCTTTTTTGTTCTACTTTGTTCTATGCTCTCTAGTGGAGGCCGTATTTCTTTTTGTAGGCGCGAAGTTTCTGCATTGGGACGGAAACTCGCCACATGTAGTAGGACTGCCACTGACGGAGCTTGTTTGCTCGTACTTTGTTATCGGCATCGCAACCGATGGCGCCCCACTTGGATGGGGTGTAGTAGTAGGAGGCGGCCTTGATCTCTTCTACGTTGTGGAAGTAGCCTGTGGCTTTCCACTTGCCTAGCTGGACTAGACGACGATAGGAGAGAAGCTGCTTGCGGTTTGGGTCGTAGGTCATGATGGCCCAATCTTTGTGGGACTGGTCGTAGAGCATGTAGAAGCGGGGAGCTCCGCCTTCCTTGTACTTGGCGAGGGTGGCTTTTATGCCTTTCTTCCACATGCGGGTTGAGCGAAGTAGCTCGATGCGAGTGATAATTGGCGTGTAGATGCTTACTAGCAACTGACGCAAGTTTTTTTTGTACTGATTTTTCATTTTCTTTTTGTTTTTAAATTGATACTTATTTTTGGGGGACCAGCGATGAAATCGCTGGGAACGTGGGCCAGAGGGGGCGGCTAGGCGGGGGCTAGCTGCCACCTATGCCTGCTAACTCGGCTATGGATGGTGGGCGGTTGCGGAGGCGATCGCGCTCTATCTCGGCCTTGGTGCGGAATGGGACGATTTCGGGGGCTGGCATATCCTTCTCTACGTAGAGGGCTATGGCTCTGGCCATGACTCGGTCATCGTGCTTCCCGGCTACGGCTCCGTAGCAGTCGTTCTGCTGGTAGTAGAGGTAGTAGGTACACTCGTCTATGGCGGCTGGTTCTCGCTCCATGTAGCCCTGATCTCGGATGATTCTTGCCATGGTCTTGATTACTGCTACCTTGGTGTTCTTGTTGGTGTTGAATCCCCATTTCAACTCCTTGGACTTCTTCTTCTGCAACTTGCTGTGGGAGGAGTTGTAGAGGTTTCTGTAGAGTGGGAGGAGGATAGGGAAGAACAGCTCTGACTGGTTGCCCTCGGTATTGTTCATGCGGGAGTAGGCGGTGTTGTTCTCTATGACCAGAAAGGCATCGTTGTAGATGTGGGCTATCTGGGCGCAGCGCATGGCTAGCTGATCGGCATCGCAGTGGCCATGCCACTCGGCTACTACTTCGGGTACGCCTCCGTAGATTTCATCGTAGCGGTCGAGGACTACTATATCTGAGTAGTCGGAGGTTTTATGAGAGCCACCAATATCGCAGGCTACGATGTAGCGGTGGGTAACGTTCTCGGAGTTGTCGGGACCTGCCCAGACTTTGAGAGGACCACCGGAACGCTCTACGAAGCGGATGTTCTCCATGCAGGCTGGATCGGATGCATCGTAGGAATCGCCTTCTATATCGCCTACCATGATAGGGTTGATTCCCTTGCAATCGTCTTCCATTTCCTTCAACTTGTATGGATCGAAGACTGAGGTGCCGGAGAAGAGGAAGGCTTCTACATCATCGGAAGGGTATTCCTGGCGCATGCCATCCAAATCATTATACTTCTTGGACTCGTTGACGTACCAATGAATACCTTCGAGCGTAGCACCTTTGATTTCCCACAACCACCAGTAGTAATTGCCATGATATTGTTCATCTTCCCGATTCTTCCACAACCAGGTGATGAAGTCAATTTTCTCTTGCTCGTTCTTGAAAGGAAGGATATATTTCTCAATATCGAACCATGGTACGAAGTATGGAGTGAAGATAGAGAGACGCTTTCCGTCCTTGTCGAAACTGTTGGCACGAACCCATTCGTCATGGAACTCGTTTTCTCGTCCGTTTGGCGTTGACTCCCGGACGATGAATGTTAATGGCACGGTGACACGGATAGAAGAAACAGCGGCATTGATTACCTTTTGAGGTGTCCACTCTGTGGTGTTAGGGAAGAAGGCTTCCTCTGTGATATGTGCCATGGCAGCATCGGCAGAACGGCAGGACTCTGGGTTTCTGGCGGAACCTGTCTGTATCTTGCAATCGCGTGGTATGAGATACTTGATGTTGTTCTGGGTGCTAGATGTTCTGAGTTTGCGAGGATCATTCTTGAAAGGTTGTCCTATCTCATAGAACAGCCATGTAGGAATGGCATTCATCAATTTCTCGTACATATCGAACACCTGGGTGGCAGATGATGACTGGTGACCAATGATGTTACTATTCCAGTTGGTCATCCAGAATATCTGAATCCATCCCATATAAACATCTGTATCAGTAGATCCACCCCACTGGCGGCATTTGAGGAGTAGGACCAGGATAGAGCCTAGTTCGCCATGAAGACGCTGCCTCTCAAATTCCTTTGTGAGACCAATCTGTCCATGATTGAGGAGGAATGGTATATCATCGCCACCATCTTTGTTCTTGATGCGGGCGTAGGCGTATGCGAAGAAATAGAAATCGTGCTTGCAGCGTAGGCGGATGAGGTAGCGGAAGATGGCATCACGAGCCTTGGCAGGGTCGTAATCGGCCATGTACTTCTCGATGAAGGCTTGGATGGAACCGCACTTGATGATGGCGCAAAACTTCTTTTCCTTCAACATTTCTACCGGGAGGTAGAGTGTCTTGCCCTGAAGGAAATCGGGCATTTGGAGTTCGAAGCGCAGGCCAGGGGCGTTTTCTCCAGTAATGGGACGATAGGTAGCGAAGAGACTTTTCAATCTCTTCGTATCTTCGGCAAGAATCTCTTTGAGCTTCTTTTCGGAGATTTTCTGCTGAGGCCGTACCTTTACTGAAGACTTTGCTGCTGGCATTTTTTTACTTTGAACTTTGAGATTTGAACTTTAAACTTTGTGATTTGCCACATTGTGGCGTGGGCTGGCTGCTTATGGCTTCTTAGATGTGGAGCTTGCTGGCGTTGTGCAGGAATCTTTCGGCCTTGGCGTAGATGAAGCCGAGGACGAAGAGGATGAGGTGGTACACGCCTGCTATGTGGGGGAGGAGGCAGCCGAGGAAGAGGAGGATGATCATCTGCCAGAATGCTAAACGCTTGAAGCGATAGAGCCAGGGAGCCGTTGAACCCATGAAGAAGGATATGATGACTGATATGCCTAGGACCGGGAATGACGGATAGTAGATGAAGGACAGGGCGGCTGATGCGAGCCATGATGCCAGGAGACGATGGAGACGGAACTGGCGATGAAGCATGAGGAGACACCAGGCGTTGACTGCCCAGTGGATGAAGTTGGCATGCCCGAACATATAGACGAAGTGGGTATAGAGGGGCGATGCTGGCGATACGGCCATGATGGCATGGAACGGAATGATGAATGCCATGAGGCATAGGATAATGAGTGTTATATATAATGTACGCATAGGAGTGAGTATTTTATTTGGTGATGAATGATGAGTTGAGGGTCCGCACGTGGGTGGATATGATTTTCTGGATGTAGTTAGCCTTAAGGCCAAGACATGGTGCTGGACGCTGCAAGGTAATTTCTACTAGAAGATATACGCTCTTCTGGTTGCCTTGCGATCGCTCATGCTCTGCCGTTAAGAGGAAATCGTTATAGAAGGATTCGAGCAATGTTTTTTTCTGATGCCGATACTTGCTATATTTCGGTATTATGCCTTTTAGTCTTTTTCTTACATAGCTATAGGCTGCATCAAAAGAGATATAATAGCAAGGAGTGGGCATCTGGGAAACATAGTCGCATATCTTGGCCATAGTGGTTGGCCACTGGACCACCCGCTTTGCTTCTTGATAGAGCCGTATGATCTCGCGATCTCTATCAATCTTAATTTGGGATATAGAATTTACATGTTTCATGCTAGCAAAATTAATATAACGAGTTGGTGAATTTATCAAAAAGTAATGCGATTTTTTTGTTAATTTAGCACACAAATATTAAATATGTTTGAATATGAGCAAGGAAACATCTAATAATGAGAAGGTTAAGTCGAAGAGTGATTCTTTTCGAGAGCGGTTGGCTAGTCGTTATCCAGACTTGAATATGGACGATGAAGATGCCGTTTATGGCAGGTTATTGGACGATTATGACCAGTATGACCAAGATAAGCAGAGAAGGGATGATTTCAACAACATGCTGAAAGATTATCCTCAGGCACCGGGGCTGATTACCGGACTCGCTACTAAGAAGAACGAGGATGGCAGTGACTTTAGCTTTGTGGGTTACCTGATTGATGCTATGGGTCAGGACTTTATTGATGCGTGCAATGGTGACGCTGAGGCTCGGAAGCGGCTGGAGAAAAGCGAGAAGGACAAACTGGAGGCGAGCAAGAAACTTGCCGAAGGTGAGAAGAGGCTTTCGACGGCTATGGTAGAGGAGGATGCGGAACTGGATGCTGCCTTGAAGGAGGCGAAGATGAAGCCTGAGGCTATCAAGGACTTGATAGAGTGGCTTTACAAGCGCAACGAGGATGGCGAAGACCGTGAGGATGATGGCTTTGTTTGGCGAGCTGCCCGGTATGGCTTGAAGAAGGAAGACTTTTTGCGCCTGTTCCAGATTAAGGACTTTGACAAGGCTGTGGCTGATGCTGAGGCTAAGGGCTACAAGCGTGGCAAGAACGAGACGATTGACCAGCAGAAGAGGTTGCATGACTCTAAGCGTGGCGGTGGCAAGAATATTAATGTTAATGGTGGTGGCGGTGAGTATGTTGCCCCACGAGAAAAGAGCCGCACGGAACAGGTTTACAGCAACATGGTTGGTATGTAGTTTACAGTTAAGAGTTTATAGTTAATAATTAATAGTTTTAAATGTACAATTATGAGAAAATTTAAGAAGTGGTTTGGTTTCATGATGGCGGTGTTCGTCATGATTCTGAGTGGTGGCAGTTCTTACGCCATGGCGGAAACGGCTCCAGGTATTGCCGAAGGTGCTGGTGAAGGTGCTGGTGGCGGTGGTACTATTGGACCTTTGAGTGGTCCGGGTGTAGCTGGCAAGGGTCCTCAGTGGCAGGGCGGTGCTCAGGAGCAGCAGGAAAAAATGGGTAACTGGGACTTCTATGTGACCTATGTAAACCCTACCGTGGTAGAAATGAAGCTGGAGAGTTGTCCGATTGACCAGATTTTGCGTGCATCTAAGAGGATGACTCCTGTATATTCCCAGAGGGTTGAATATTATTCTATCGGTCAGCGTCCTATTTTATCTAAGTTGACAGAGAAGGTGTCGAAGACAACTAATGGTTCTACAGTTACCTTTAAGGTGGAGAATCCATCTGCTTTTGATAATGGTGACGTGATCATGGTAAACGGCATCTATGGTTATAATAGCGATGGTACTACCCGCAGCACGCTGATTCCTCTGCAATTCCGTGTGATGAAGGGTGATGATGACAAGAACCCTGTATGCTATGCGCTGAATGGCGGAAAGAGCGAGGGACGTGGTAACCGTAATATTCCGGAGGATATTCCTGCAGGTACAGTCTTGTTGCGCCTGGGTAGAGCTGCTGGCGAGAAGGAGGTGGAGACTGGTTCTTACTACACTATGCCGGACAAGAGCTTCCAGTATTGCCAGCGTTTCATCATGCAGGTGGAGGAGTCTCTTATCAACCGCATGACGAAGACTCAGGTGAAGTGGGACTTTACCCGCCAGGAGAAGATGGCTATGGACGATATGCGCTATGGTCAGGAGCGAAGCGGACTGTTTGGCGTGCGTTCTATGAGCGATGGCGGCAAGGATGTGGGTCTTACCTACACCATGGGCGGTATCTTCTGGGAGGCAGGCAAGGATTTGCAGATTGGCCACTGGGAGCCTAAGATGACCAAGAACGACAATGGTGAGTTTGTTCCGGTGAAAGTGAAGGTGAAGCTTCCTAATTCTGAAGCTGATGGTACGACTGAGGTTGAGAAGCAGGTGTATGAGTATGTGATCAGCGAGAAGGAGCTGACTCAGTTTATTGCTGCCATGCTGAAGGGTGCTGGTAACTCCAGCCGAACCAAGATGCTCTTTGTGGATAACCTGATTTATCAGGCTTTTGCTAACTTGCGATCTAACAAGCGCATTATTACTCAGACTGAGAAGAACTACGAGGACTGGAAACTTGACTTTGAGACCTTTGAGAGTATGGGTACCAAGATTCTGATTTATCGTCATGACGCATTTAACTCCTGGGGTATGGATGGTAGAGCCTTCTGCATTGATACCCGCTATCTGGATAAGTATGTGTTTGGTGTGTGGAGCAGACGTGAGTTTAATGCCAAGGATCTGTTGATTCGTAACACTGCTGGTGTGGTGATGGAGGAGTATAGCTGCTGGGTATTGACATTCCCTGATGCTCATGCCCGTGTATCTCGCCCACAGTTTACCAAGGATGGTGTTACTGACGAGCAGATTCTGGCGGCTGCTTAAGATTGATTCATCGCTGATAGTTTTCACAATATATCAAAACAAGATGGGATAGTTGGGGCTTGATAGCCTCGCTATCCCTGACAATTATAAGGATTTATGAGATATGTATAGATTTACAGCAAACAGCATGTTCATCTTTGCGGTGGTACTGTCTAGCGGACTGATTAAGAATGTGGAGTTTGAGGCCTGTGGTGAGGGTTTGTACAGTTACATGACTGGTGACAAGCAGGTGGCTGAGGCTATCAGACAACATCCGTTGGTTAAGCAGGGCAGGATTGCTGATAGAAGCAAGCCAGAAGATGAGGCTGATGAGGTGGTTGAAAAGCCGATGGATGATATGGAGAAGGACGCGAATGTGCTTCACTTCGATAACATCACGAAGGCTAAGAACTACTTGCATAAGGAGTTTCAGATTGACACCAGGGGCTTGAAATCGCCTGACAGCGTAAGGGCTAAGGCTAAGGAGCTGGGAGTGGTGATTGATTTTTAGTTTATAGTTTTTAGTTTATAGGGGAGCTTGCTTATGGAGGCACTTATGAGTGACCTTGTGATGGGGATGCGTATTGCCCTGGACGAGGTGGAGCATGATGATCTGAACGACATCTTTACCAATGACACGGACGAGGAAATGAAGCAGGCTATTGAGACTGCTGCCCAGCAACTGCTGCTGACGGCTCCTGCCCAGATGCTGCTGCCGCAAAGGGTGATGACTTCGCTGAACGTAAACGGAGCGCAGGACTATGATGCTATTCAGACGCAATTTGCTGATGGGCATGGCTGCCTGGTGATTCCTGATGACTGGCTGAGGCTTGTGGCACTGAGGCTGAAAAGCTGGTCGGGCACGCTGACTGGGCTGATGGATCCGGATAGCAAGGAGGCGCAGATGCAGGCTTCGAGATGGACGAGGGGTACGCCTCAGAAACCGAGGGGCATGATTACCAATTCGCCTGTGACCGGGAAGCGGGTGCTGATGTACTGGACTGCCGGGCGATATGATGCGATTCATGCTGAGGCTACTGGCAGTGTGTATGACCACGAGGTGGAGCTGTTTACCTATATTCCTTATCAGAAGCTGGTGGATGTGTATTCTACTGAGAAGGGTAAGGAGAATGTGGTGACTGGGCAGAAGATTGTGCTTGCGCTGGCTGATGAATGCCGGAAGTATCTTATTTATCGGGCGGTGGCCATCTTTCTTGTGAGCAAGAAGGAGAGTGAGCTGGCCGAGAAGTATAACCAATTATCTGAAATATAATTATGGCTAATAGTGGTATTGATATAACCAGCCCGCACTATAAGGGTGAGTTTAGCAGCATCTATGAGGTGAACAGGAAGTTTCCGACTGGTGGTGTTGCTGGTGACTTTGTGGTGATAGAGGGCTGGGCGCATTATTGGAATGAGGACAGGGCTACCTGGTGTGTGAATGCGGAGAGGGATAGCTACTGGGATGAGTTGGTGACGAATATCAGCGATAGCCAAAAGGAAATCAATGCGGAACTTGGCAAGAAGGCTGATTCGGCTACCGTTGATGCAGAGCTGGTAAAAGTAAGGGCATCTATCAGTGCTGAGATACAAGACCGCAAAGACGCTATTGTTGCAGAAGCACAAGCCAGAAAGGAATCCATTGTTCAGGAACTTGGTGAGGCTGAGAATAAAGTGATTTCGCAGAAGGTGGTAACAGAGAATTTTGTGGAGCTGCAAAACACCGTGTTTCCTCTACAGGTTTCTTTGTCACTCGACAAGACGTTGCTGGAGTTTACTGGTAATGATCAGACTGTTAAGGTTAGCTATTCCATTAAACGCAAGGATGCTTTGGTTACGCCTTCTTCTTTGGTCTTGTCTATTAATGGTATGATGAAGGAGATTGACATTAAATCCAGTGATACCGTCAGTGTCGAGGTTCATAAGGAAGGTGAGTCAATGGTGGTTCTTACTGCCAAATACGATGAACTCGTTAAGTCTGCTACGGCTAAGGTGGTGATGGTGCTTCCGGTCTATTTCGGATTTGGAACATCTGAGACAGATGTGGCGATTACTGGTAATAAGCTAGGTCCTCGTATTTCGGCAACTGGTGTGTATGAAAAGACTTCGCCAACTGATGACTTGAACTTCATCATCCTTGTGCCTAAGACCTTGGAAGGTTTATCTTCATTCACCATGGGTGGTACTTCTTTTGTCATGAATACTTCTTCTGTAGTGATTAATGGCAAGGACTACTATATGTATAAGAGTGGTGGCGTTTATATGAGCGGAACCACTGTGAGGGTACTGGCAGGTTAAACAAAACGAAATTTCGATTATGGCAGAAAAATTAAATCCGGCAATAGGCTATATAGGTAATGCCATTCGTAGTGTTGCGAAAGACCATATCACTTCTTTTGCGGAAGATACCTACGATGAGCATTTTCAGGAATATCAGGCTATTCTTAACAAGCTGAATGCCATCCAGGATGAAGAAGGTAATTTGGAGAAGACTCCATTCAGATACATCGTGAACGAAGAGTTTATCTTTGCCATGGTGGATGAAAATGATGTGTTCCTTGCAGGTATTCAGTGGGATGGTACGCCCAAGTTTGCCAAGATGGAGGAAAATGCTGGGCGTGAGATTTCTTCTATCAATGCTCAGATAAAGTATCTTCATGAGGAAATCAGCCAAGTAAGAACTGACTTGAAGAGAAATGTTTTCTCTCTTTCCTTTGACAGAGATACCGGGCGTATCATAGGAACGACAAGTGATACTAGTCGCATAACTTCTTGCACGCAAGACAGGACGACTGGTAAGATTATAATGAATCATCAATTAGATTAAAATAGTAATAATATGGCAGAAATTCAGACAATTATTGGTAGCTTGCCTGTGAGTAGAGGGGTGTATGATGCCGAGGTATCATACTTTCGGGACAACCAGGTGACTATGTACGGCAGTACCTTCCAGAGTATTGCCGATGATAATGTTGGCTATCCGCCAGCAGAGGAGCGTGATGATGGCAAGGTATATGCTATAAACACGGACAAATGGATTATCGTGGCCAATGCTCTCGCTGCCTATAATGCAGGCAAACGTATCGATGACTTGGCCAAGAATACAGAGATTAAGGATGAGGAAGGAAATGTTCAAGATACCCCATTCAGAGTAATCGAAAATGAGGAGTTTATCATGGCAGTAGTAGATTCCGAGGATAAGGTTCTCTTTGGTATCTACAGAGCAACTGGCGAGCCATACTATCCTCTCAATGAAATGTATCACGTCATTCAGAATGAGGAATACTTTGCTGCTTGGGTTACTTCTGACGATAAAATAGTACTTGGTCTTAGAAGAGACGGACAAATCATTGGCGAAATCCATGCAGTCAATGCCTTGAAGCAAGTTATCTCTCTGCTTCAAGCAGATCTTACATCATTGCAGGAGAAGGTTGGTACAATAGATACCAACCTAAAAGAACTTCTTGACGTTTTCTCTTTGCAGGATAACGAGGAATATCTTGCAGTTGAGCAAGATGCAGAAGGTAAGGTGTTGTCTGCAACAAATCCCGATGGTAGTCATTATATCCACAACGCTAAGTCAGAGACTATTCCAGAAGAGTTTTCTCATATAGAAGACCCTGAGAATAGAATGGAGATTACTAAAGATGCCGAAGGTAAAATTATTGATTATAGGGATTCTGAAGGTTTTTTGCATTTCGTAAAACTGTTTGTAAAAGAACTTAATATAGGGAAAAATTTATGTATAAAAGATACAAATGACCTATATGAAATTTTTAAAGTATTCACGCATGAGAACAAAAGTACATCAAATTATCAGTTTGCTCTTCCTGCTCATGGCAATGTAAATATATTAAAAGAAACATTTTATCTTACATCTAATAGTGGTTATACTGACAAAGATGGTATTTTGCCTATGATGGTGTATGAAAATACGGAAGAAAATGCAGAAAAGGGTATTACTGTAAGCAAATTTTATGTTAAAAGTACTCTCACTGATAATAATGATGGAACTTATGCTATCAATAGCAGTTCTGTTGCACTTGATTTTTATGTACCAAAAGATATTTTAGAGAAAGATGGCAAAACTTACGTGAAATCAACTCTTCAAAAAAATGAAGATAATTACATCGTAACAGATAAAAGTGTTGAAGTCACTAAAATAATAATGCCTCCTGTCTTGGAAACATGGAAAGTTGATAAGAAAACAGAACACCAGTGTGAGGTCGAAATATCTTTTGGTAGTTATTTAAGTGGAGTATTTAATGTAGGAATAAAGTTCCAAGGGTCAAGTACTTTATATAGGCTGAAAAGAAATCTCAGATTTACTTTTTACAATAGCGGATTCTTGAAAAAAGAAAAGAAAAAAATAGGTGAACTTCCAGAAAGTAATGGCTATAATCTAAAGGCATATTATGCAGATTATTCAAGAATAAAAGAGCCTATTATATTTCGTCTTTACAGAGAAGCAAGACTATTGCATTCTTTTAATGAACAAGCACCATGGAATAGTGAGCAGCATTTCTATACTGGCAATACTGGATGCTATGTGAATTTCCCAGTAACTGTAAATATTGATGGAGCATTCTATAATTTAATGTTTTGGGGAAACAAGAAAGAAGGCTCTAATTATATGCTTAGTTCTGATGAAGATGGAATGATTGTTAGCGGTGCTGCTGGAGGCAACAACTGGCAGGAGTATTACGACCAATGGGAGGATGAAATGAATGATTCTTTAACAGAGAGTAACGTAACTGCCTTGAAAGAATTTAGCAAATTCCTTGCAGATGAAAACGGTTTAAGTAAAGAAAGACTTACAGAAAGAATTTATGTGAATGACTTTATAGATTATTATATCTTTATAACTGTATTCAGAATGAGAGATAATGATCTTCATAACGTCATCTTATATTCTGGTAAGGATAAGAAGAAATTTAGCTGTTTTCTGTATGACTGTGACCTTAGTATTAATGTCTATTATGAGGATATGGAAGATTCTCAATCATATAACAAGAGCATCTGGAAAATATTACGCAAGTACTATTGGAAAGAAATATGCGACAGATATTATAATTTAAGGGAAAAAGTACTTAACATAAAAAATGTAACATCCATTGTTATGGAGTTGCAGAAAGGTATTCCTTTCAGTGACTTAGAAAATGAGAAGAAGAAGTGGAATCTTGAAGGACAGACTTCATCTGAAATAGTCGATAGAATAGAATATCTTTTTAATAAATATGATGAATATTTTATTAATAATTAAATATATTTGATTATGGCAAAAACTTTAGTAACAAAATTAAACGGAATTTCTGACAACAAAGAATTGAAATTCTTTGATTCGTTGAAATTTAAGTGTAATTATAGAGGAACCCTTACTAATAGGGCAACACTCGGTTCACCTAAATATTTCTTTTGGGGTGATGGTGTCGAAGTACGTCTTGAAGGAAATGCCACTTTCCAAGATGGGACTACAAAGTTATTACTTCAAAATGTGCCAAGCGATTTTTCAATTATAGCCAATGGTGAGTTCTATTTGTCTTTAATAGGAAAATCTAAAATTGGACATTTTGTGTATGCGTTTTTTGATGCAAGTTATAATATTGTGGCAAAGATGGTTCCTTTGTTTTATTTTGAGGATGCACTATATTGTAAGAACATGACAACCTTTTTGACATTAGAGGATTATGTTGTTGGCGATGTCTCAAAATTGAGCAGAATGCAAAATTTAACAGCCATAACTTGCCAAGATGGATGCTATGGAAGTCTTGACTGGTTAGCAGCTAATGAGAAAATCACAAGCATTTCAATAGCATCCAATAATGTAACAGGTAATGTTGCCAATGTTCTTAAAAACATCACGGAAAAATATATTTCGATGATTAAAGCGAAAGGATTGTCTGGTGATTTATCAAAGGTAAATAAGGATATTGAGAGAATAGACTTTAGTGATTCAAATACTTACTTTACAAATGATACAGTATATACTTGGACTGACGGAGGAAGAACTTCTGAAAATGTAGTCCCTGCACTATACAGAGTTTGCATGACACAAGAAAATGCTGTACGATACTTTAAGGAGGCAAGTAAATGTGCTGCATCCAGCGATAGTAATCGTAGATTTATTGCAGTATATTGTACTGATAAAGAAAAT